ATCCGTGATATTATAGTAATATCGCAACTGTTCAGCCGTTAAAGATAGTTTACCAAAATTAGTTAAACTAGCTACATTTCCAGAAAATAATCCACGTGTTACAGTCTCGACATTATTTGATAAAACATCATCTACTTCATCGAACCGAGTATAAATCTTTCCTAATCGCGACATACGACGTTCGCGGTCACGTTCCGCTACTATTTGATCTGCTAATCGCCGTGCTTGTTCTTCTACTGATATCCGACTATAACGTGCCGATGCACCCATAGTCATAGGTGTTCTACCAGCACCCGCAGTCCGCATACCCGTAATCGAAGGGCCTAAATTTAACCCACGTAGATAATCTATATATCTATCATTTATTGCCATCTCTAATTATTCCTTTTATGTACCACTTTCTATATTACCTGTACGATTAACTGTTGCAACATCTAATTTTTTAACAGTTAAATCAATTGTAACTCGACCACCGGTCTCATTTCCAATTATAATAATAGTAGCAGTTGCATCAGCATCATATTGCTCTTTTGCAATTATTTCAAATTCACGACCAGTAATAGTAACACTTTGAGCAGCTTCATTATCACCAATAAATTGAGGAGCAGTTGCTCCAGGTAACCCACCAGCTACATTTAATGTTGTTCTAATTTCAGCAACATCTGAATCTGATAAAATTATAGTATAACCAAATTCTCTATTACCACCTGAAAAATTAACGGTATCAGGACGTACAACAGTTGTTTGATTTGCCTGCAATGTTATTGCTGACTGTGCCACAGATACAACTGGGATACGAGCAGTACCCTTAGGTAATGTTACTAATTTATATTTCATCATCTGAGTTTCATCAGGTAATGCTTCTAAAATAGGCATATTTTCAATAGCCGCGCCATAAAATGCAGATCCATTTGGATGTTCTGGATTATATAAATCATAATCAATTTCATCATCTGCTAACGCAAACTGCGTAATTTTAAATTCATCGCGTCCACGCGCCAATAATTCTCTACCTTTTTTGGTAAGTATAGCATCAATCGTGATCGCGCTATTATTTAAATATCCCATATCTTATCCTACTTTTTAATAAATATGCTTATCTATAAATTTACTGTACACGTAACGTACCTTGTTCATTTTCTGGCGGTGTTTCATTGAAAATTAATTGATTTGGATTCACTGCAAATACTTGTATAATTGGATCATAATTTAATTGTGGATATGTTGATGCAATATTAATAGCAGGTGCGGTAATTTTTGTTCCAGCAAACCGCTGATTTTCTATATTTTCAAATATATCATCTCTATAAGAAGATGCCGCAGAGGACCGGCTGTAATGTTGGTTGAGAGATCGACTTGCAAATGATTTATAAAAAAATGTTTCAGTATTATATATATCACTTTCACGTGAGTTCAATATAAAACCTTCATTAACTGATCCAGATGTAAACTTTATAGTATCTGGAACTTGAATTTGCATTTTAAAACTATTACCGGCAATTCCATAATTGCGGTATACGGCTGGCTTTTCATACCTATGATATACAGTATCCATAGAAATGGCATTAGCTGCCATTGATAGCGAAACTTCATAATTAGTATATTCCATGCTAGCCGAAGGAATTATACTATTAATAGTTACATTATAAACCGGTTTTGTAAACGATGGTTGTTTTGTAATATGGCTTTTATTACGTTCTAACGCGTTTGGCTCGACTAATAATCCCATTACTTCATCTACACGTTCTGGTAATAATTGTTTTATTTGGTTAAATAACGCGAAATCAAATTGACTAAATATACGTATATATGCGTTTATATCATTGCGGTCTGAATATTTTTTCCAATATTTATTTGCAAAAGATTCTAAATCTGGATATACGGATTCAAATTCATCGTTAGGATCACCGACATAATCATCTAATTCGACATCACCAATATGGTTAAATATTTCTTTGTTAATTTGATCAGCCATTGAATAGAACAGACCGACTCGATTAGTATCAATTGGTGCCCGGTCAAATCGTGACCGTTCTGCGGATGCATTTGGCGATAAACGCCCTACCAATTCATTATCTTCTAAACGTATTTTCTGCGACCTTGGTAGATTGCTACCTAAAGATACACCTTGTATATAATATGTTTCTTCGATTGGTACAAAATTTCCACGTGATGAATTAATAGGGGTATTAAATCCAGATGCTGATGCATATGTATTATTTTTATCATTATATGGTGGAGAAAAATCTTTAATTGATTGATTTGGGTGACTCGATGTTATCCGAAAATCATTGCTTGATAAATCAAATGTATTTAAATCTGTACCTAATGGATAATGTCGTATCAATGTATCATATGCACCACTAGGGTTTAATGCTGACACATACGACGTTGGATTTGTTGTATGTATATCAAATGTAGATTGGTTAATTACTTCTAACCAACCACGATATTCCTGCATAGAGCCGGTAAATGATCCGGTAATTAACTCACCAGATATAGTTTCATTATTCGTTACTGGTCCATTTCCTTTAATCGCAAATGATGCAGATAATGCAGCCCTAACATCATACTCACTTAATACGGCAGCTATCGGGCCACCTAATCTTAATACATGTGAATTATTATTATCATCTGGACTTGACCAATATAATGAATGACTTGCAAATGTCGGTGTTAGTTGTGTAGTTGTTTTATGTACAATTTTGTCTGAAATATAATCAGATGCCTGTTGGCAGCGTAATGTGTATGTAGTATTTGTATTAGGAGTATTGTTAACAGTATCAACACCGATACTCAAGTTCCAAAAATTCCCATCAAATAAAGGTACATAATCAGTTACTGATGCAGATGCCATACTCTCGCCGCCGGCAATAGCAAAATGTAGTCTACCATATTTATCACTTCCGGAATATGATGCTGTATGCTGAAGAACGATTGCCCATGATAATGTATCATCATTATCACGACTTGACATAATATGCATATGTTGTTTAAGATCTGGCTTAAACCTAACTTCATGAGTTAAAATTGGAATTTCTCCTCTTTCAATCCCCCATGTACCGATACTACTTGATACCCAGTTATTTGGTATCTTTAAATGAGCATCTTCATCAAATTGTAATGCATATGTGAATCGGTCTTCAATTATTGTCGGAACATCGCCAGAAACGTTAGGACCACCATATTCTCGTATAGAAAGTAAAGTCTGCGGAATACCAAATGTATTCATGAGCGCTTTTACAGATCTAACAGTCCCTTTAGTCTTTAATAGATACGGTAAATTATTAACTATACGCTGCCATACTTCTGCAGTAATCGCTTCATCAGATTTTGAAAATAATGTACCAGTAGATTGCAAAGCTCCGGAACCAGAATCAACGCCTAATTTATATTGCCATAATGCGGAAGCTTGTTTACCATTGGTTAATGACCACCCCATTGACTTCGCAATTTGATATAATGTGTCTTTACTTTGGCCTAATTTAGGATGTTCTTGGGGATGATATACTTTTGATAAATTATCTATATGTGAATAAATAATATCATAATGGTGTGCAATCATATTAACAAATAATTCATATTGCGAGTTATTTGAATCTAAACGTATATGTTCTGGTATTGTTTTTATTAATGCAGTTTCATTCTCGTTATCATATAACGATGCCGTTGCATATGTACCATTATACCAATTTTCAGCAAAGGGACTGGTACTAAGATGTAAACTAAATTTACCATCTGAGATATATTTTGGCCATGGCTGTATGCGGTAAGGCTGTGATCCAATCCTACCACCTTCTATCTCATAATCGTTAATTGTATATATATGTTGGTCTGTAAATAAGCTTGCTGTATTTTCATTATATAACCAACGTTCAAATCCATCAAATGATCCAATAATATTATCTTTCTTACGTCTGTTTACTGTAATATTACCTTGTAATGCAGTGGAATCAGATCCGGACGCATTATCCAATGTCTCAATTCTAGAATTATAATATTCGATTAATTCTATTTTATATTTAAAATTGGCAATACGCTCTGCCGCGGACGAAAAATTTATAAAATTATTAAATCCAGAGTAATCAACATCGAATGCAGGTAATGCTGATCCAGAAAACATGTTGTCAATTATTGTCTGTGATGTTGATAAATTAGTATCTAATAACGAATTCCAAGATTCAAAGTCAGTCTCAGTTACTGTTCCATAAGTCGTTTCTACATCAAAATTTGCAGCACGTAATTCCACTGTATTATCAACGGTTGTAATTTTTGGTACTAATGAAATAACATCTTCGAATGAATCTGATAATTCATTTATTATCCAAGCAGTTGATTCCTCACGAATATCATTTGGTAATGGATCTGATAAACGTATTACAAGGTCTCCATCAAACATTGCTTGGTTAACAATTTTAAATAAACGATTTGATCCAAAATTTAATAAAGGAGACATTCCGGAACTATTATTAACAAATGATTGCAACATTCCTGCATGTGCTGCTGGATTATCAACTGCGACATGTTCAAACCGTAATTCGTATCGATCAGGTGAAATTTCGTTTAAAAATATCATTGGAAAATCTGACGATCCTAACAAATTATCGTAAACATTTATCACAGCGTTAAATGTACCACGTTGTATATTGTATAAATCTAATACCGCAGCATGGTCGATTAATACTTTATCAACATCAATTTCAAAATCCTTTATTACACCACCTACTATATATTTAGGAGATTGTCCTTGTGTAAAGTAATGTGATTCAATAATCGCATTTTTTAAAATCTGTGATTGTATATTATTTATCGTATTCTTTCCCATCCGCCATACTCATTATAATACATTTCCGAACCTTCTGGTTCATATGGTTGCATATATTCTAAATTAAATACTTCATTATTTGTTACATCGATATAACGTAAATACCGGCCTTGTTGTACATAATTTAAACCGGCTTGGTCTATATCAGCATGTCCAAATGTGTTCCATATAGGAGAATCAACTCCATCATCTCGTAAATCGGTTATAACGCCTTCTCCAATCATTACATTGAGTATTGCATTATTTTCCCATATATTTGTTGCCGCATCATATTCTAATCCTAAACCGTTAACATGATTATACCATTCTAATGTTGGTATTTCAGGATAAATTCCACCTTCTGAGAGTTGATACGCTAAAGGTCTCCAAACACCATAGATTAACATTTTTAATGATGCAACTCTACGTTCAAAACTCCAAGATTGTAATACAATTGGTTTACCTTCATATTGTGCACGTATTTTTTCATCCCATGTTTGTTTACGAAACACTAAATCATCGTACCCATTTCTATTAAAATAATCGCCGGGGTCTCTTACAAATGGCAACGTTGGCCGATACCCACTTTCGTATCTAATAATATTATTATATTCAGCAGATCGATCATCTAAAAAAGATAAATTTTCATATATAAAATTATCTATATTTGTTTGTACTCGTATATCACTATATGTCATGCCCCGTTCAACTAACATGACTTCTAACGTTTCATAATTAGGAATAATAGTAGGTTCTATATCAGCTGATACAAAGGCAACATCAATATCTGTGGTTAAAAATTGGTCATGATAATCTCCGGCCAATTCTATATTAGAAATAAATTCAGTTTCGATTAATTCTGGTACGAATTCATTTATATTTGGATCCGTCTCTGGATTCATAACTACTGGTAATCTTTTTGCCGTGTAAAAAAAATTAAAATCAGAATCTATATTTCCAATTACATTAGTTTTAGATAACTCATATTCACTATATTTAGAACGATCTATACTCATTAGTTAACAACCTTAAAATAGAAATCATCAAATGTTTGTATATCATTACCACCTTCTCTTTCAACTTTCAATTGTATTTTATAATAACGTTCTGGCATAAACGAATCCATTCGAAGTCTAAAGAAATTACCATTAGCATCACAATCTATTTGTGTACCAGTAGTATCATATTCTATCATAGTTTCATTTGTTACAGAATCTATAATACTGTAATAAGATGAAGTTGGTAATCGTTCACCAGTTAAATAAAATGATGTGGTTGTATACGTCCGATCTGGAAATTCCGGACGAACACCAATTCTAAATTTGGCAATTTCTGATACTCTGTATTCGTCTTTTATATTTTTAATATAAGGTATATATGAATCTGTGCTAATCTCTGCAGATGCAGTACTTGCAAATGTTGTATCATTCCAAACAACTTCTAATTTAGGAACAAACATGGTATGAGTTTCACGACTAAAAAACTTTATAGAACCTAACGTATCACCCGATTTTTCATCGGTTTCCGGTCGTTTAACAAGGAATCCATAGTTAATAATATTACCTTTAACCCAATTATCTACAATATCAGTAACATTCATTCGAATATCTGGTACTTCATTTTTAAATGATTGAGAAGCAATGCCATAATCAGCCCGGAAAGACCCACCACCCATCGATGGTATTCCTATAGCCGGATAATCATTATCTGCGTTCCAAAAAGTTCTCTGTTGTTTAGAATTTTTATAAAACCATGATGCACCATCTGTTGTTTCTGGATCATCATTTGTATATCCTCGACCGTTATTCCAATTTTCAAAAACAGGATATGCTTCCAATGTATATTCTTGAATTAAATCTGTAGCATCAGATGATCGTAATGATAAGTATACTGATGCAGATCCTTCTGAATTACCTAATGTAGGAATTTGACCAGTCGTTATAGCTGTTGATAATGTGTCAATCTCAGATCCAAAATCTATTAAGATTCTAGAATTATATGTCACGTTTCGATACTTACCACCGACAATAGAACCAGATTGATTTTTAGTAAGTTCTAAAATCTGATCTATTCCAACGTTTCGTTCTCTAAATCGTTCTAACAATGATGTATCACGTTCAGCATAAAATAGTCTATACATTTAATTCCTTAAGGTTTTGTGACTTTACCACGAATATCGTTATTTGGGTATTTTATTTCAAATATACAAGGATCTAATGATGGATATAATATACTATTTCTTATCGCTCCTTGTACATTATATTTGTTATTTGAATATGAACCACCTGCTTTATTATATATATCTAAATTTATAACGCTTTGTACACCATCAACTTGGTCAAGTGCAACTGTCAATGCAGATATATCAATTGGTGCATTTATCTGCATACGGTCACATGATAACAATGTTCTTAATTTTGAAATACATGATAACAATACTTCATTACTATTATAATTAGGGCGAGTAGATATTTCAAAATTAATGGCTAAATTAATTATAAACGCTGTTTTAATATTAACCGCATCCGTTAACATACGGTATTGTGATATATAAGTTCTTATATTCTCTTTTAATGCCTGATTAGGTTCTACAAACAATTTGTTTGAATCATATGCTAATAAATATAAATTTAACGCATACGGATTATCAATTACATCTGATGGGTATGTAGTATCTTTTGTATTAATTTGACTATCACCTATAATATATGCTTTAGCGACAGACCCGTATCGTGATGGCATTGAATATACTCTTGTTATATAATCTTCACGTGTAATTGCTCTATTCTGAGCTGCAAATGCAGCCATAGCATTTTGTTTAATATTATCAATATTTTCCTTCGACTTTCCACCAATAGCCGGCTGAGGGTTAGTTACGGCGACTGAACTCTTCGAGTCAGATAAATCAACGTTTGTTGTTTCATTAATATATGAAATGTTCTTTATCTTTGTTATTGAATTAACACCGACATTTTCAGATATAGCACCACCTACCGTATAACGTACGGTTAACGTTGTATTAGATGGCGCAATACCATATGTACTAGTATATAAAAAATTCGCAGGATCAATTGAATCGGTAGTCGTACGCCTTAAGTAATCTAACCCAGATCCAACATTTCTAGGATTTGGAATAATTTCTTCATCATGATCAACTGATAATCCGGACCCGAATTGCAATTCTATTTGATTATCATCTCGCAATCTAGTAACAAACCTCCTAGGCGTTTTACGCAATTTTAATATATAAGGTACCGTAGATCTATGAATTGATATATCCGGATCATTAAATGGTATATTAGCTATATCTTCAAATATAGTATCTTGAGCTAAATAATCAACTTCATACCATTTATTACCAAGTGTATCAGTAACATCAATAATGTTTATTGTATTAGAGTCTGGTAATATAATCTTGTCATATGGCTTTGGTTCATTAAAATTAAATGTCAATGTTTTAATTTCGCCAGATTCAACCTCTACTTGTTTTTTTAATAAATACCTAGATATATTACCCGATGAATCAATTTCATATACAGATACGTCTGGGCTGTTATTAAAATCGATAGGATTAATCGTTCTAAATTTAACTCCTTCTTCACTTTCTAATTCTATATTAGAATCTATAGATAAAGCATAATTTAAATCAGGTCGGGCATTATCGCCAGATCCAGATGCAATTACTAATTGAAAAACATCTAACATTGTCTTAGCAGGAGAATTTAATTTTGGCTTATATCCAAATAATTGAGATAATGCTAATACATTTGAATTTTCTTGTGCAGAAGATAACATCGATTCTCGGAATGATTGATCGGTGTAATACGATAAAACATCACCAACATATGATGCCATCTCAATAAACATCATTCCAGGTGACGATTCATTGAAATCGTTATATGTATCTGGGAAGTAGTTTTTTGCAAAACTTATTAAATTTTGTCTGAATTGACTAAAATCTTTATTTAAATATTTTACATCTTTCTTAATTAAGTCTGACATATTTAATATCCTCCAGCCGTAGTTATATTAATTTGCTGTAATGTAGTATCTTGAATAATATTTGATACCTGTAAACTATTTTCAGATGCTATTACATTTATAACTAAATTTGATCCAATAGTTGTAATTTGAAAATGGATGGCAATAGTTAATTGATGCATATCTTTACTAGTCTCTAATTTTACATCGTTAATCGTTATATATGGTAACCAGTAATTTACATCCTTAGTTATTGATTTTTTTATAGCAGACCGTATATCCTGTACATTATTTTCAAATAATAAATTATATATATCAGTTCCAAAGTTTGGTTGCATAAATCGCTCACCTTTCTGCGTCAATATTAAATTTTTTAAATTTGAAATTACCTGTTCTTCTGTTGTATATGTGGATCCAAATACCATATTCCCTGACGTGCTATTCGAAGAGTAATCTGATGTAATAGATTGTGCCTTACTTGCCATATTGAAAGGTAAAGGTATTCCAATTGCAACATCTGGAGTCTCTGTACGGGGTTGATATCTATATACCGGCCTAGTCATTATTAATTATGCTTCTTTTTATTAATTGCTTTCATCAATGCAGAATAATCCTTTGTCATGGCATTAACTGTTGCAGCAACACCTTCTTTTTGCATATTCACAGCCTCGCCATTAATACCAGTAGTTGGAGCAATAGACGGCGATGTTTCTACTCCAAACGCATTTGCCATTTCAGATCGGAAATTCATTGTACTCCATTCTGCCATTTCAGGCGCAGCTGGCGTACCAGCTGTTTCATTTAATAAATCATTTAGCATTGAATTTTTTGTAAACTGTTTTTTTGGCCGCGGAGTTGTAATTTCATGAATTGGGGCATTATGGTTAATTACTTGCTCATTCAATACTTCGCGAACGGCACTTTGAACTTCTTCTTTAATAATTTTACGTAACAGTTTTACAAATGATTTTGAATTCATGATATTATCCTTTTTAATAAATATGTATTAAGTTAACAATTAGTTAACTAATTGTACCAGTACCAGTACCGGTTTGAGCGACTGCAGATCCAGCGGTAACGACACTTGTGGTAACAGTGCCAGACTTTACATATTTCTCTACTGCATTTGCTATACCTTTAGCAAATTCCATACGCGCCTTTTCTTTACTTTGTTCTTCTTTTTCAACTTTCTTTAATACATTAACAATGTCATTAATAAGTGATGGTTTATTTAACGGCATAATACTCCTTATTGTTTCATACTTTTTATTTCATTTAAAACTTTATTAAAATCGGCTACATTTATAGGAGGCCCAGATGGCCCAGTACCTGTTGTATGAGTCATTTTAGTTATAGCAGTTACCAATAGTTCTAATTGTGTTATAAGATTATCAATATCAACTGCCCAATTAGATGTTGCTAATTTGATATCCGTTTTTGAGGCTAATACTACTTCATCTTGCCGGGCATTAAATATTAAACGATTGGATGAAATAATGACCTGCGAATCAGTATACGATGATAACGGTTTAACATCAGAACCTATATTGTCTTGAGAAAAATTTAAATTATTTATTTTTTGGGTAGAAGATAAGTAAATTAAACTAGAATCTTTATCTGGATTTTCAATTGTATAATATCCTGACTGTTTAGTACCATCTATACCACATGATAATGCAACAAACGGGTCGCCCACAGTACTACCTTCCCAAAATGGTTTTTGTAGATATGGCGATAATTCCGTATGATTACTAGTAAACCGGAGAGCTGATCCAAATCGGTCTTGTAGTATAGTATCACCTTGATACGGTTGTATAGTAACTACATCGCGAGATTCAAAAGATATTTGTTCCGGAGGCTTACTTTTAGATGTAGATGATATTCCATTAGACTGATAATTTTTCTGTTCTACTCGAGTATCTTGTATGAATGGCATTATATTATTATTTACTTGACCATGTACGCCTACAGCTGGCATATAATAATATTGGCGAGATTTTAAACTTTCCGCTAAACCGGAGATGGCGCTAAATACTAACACTTGTTCTCCAAATAATGGTACATTTATAAAATTTGCATTTGACGGAATAGCTGTTACTTCTGCAGGTGCTCCACTAGGAGAATTTCGTAATCTGACTCGTACAGCTCCTGGAGGTAAATTTATTTCACGTTCATCTTGAAATTGATCAAATTGAATCGGGTCTGATGTCTGTATTACTTGCGCTATCTGTAGGTTGATATTGCTTGGCATCTATTTCCTTACTTTCTACTTGCAGTTTTTTCATTTCTGATTCCGCCTCATCTAAGAGTTGTTTGCGTTCATCATCAGATAATCCAAATTCACCATCATCCGTCTCTTTCATTGAGGCGGATACTAATCGTTGGACTACTGCAGCTAACTTTACTAAAGCATCATCATTTTTAACAGATACTTCAAGATAATCCTTTATCATCGGGACTAATACCGAAGCATCTCCAGAATTTTTAATTAAAGGTTGTAATTCTTTAATTAATCCATCAATTTGCCTTGATTTCTTTTTTGAATTATGATAAATATCACGCATCAAATCCGAAAAGTTTGTTCCTTGAAATAACTCAAATTCTGCACTCATGATAATCCTTTTATATAAATATAACGATTAATCAATTGTGTTATGTATATGACCGGTCTTGGAATATGATGAATACATTTTTAAATAATCACGTTTCATTACATTTAAAACCTTTGTAATGTTTTGAGTTTTAAGCCCTGTACGTTCGCGTATTAAAATATATAAAGCCTTTTTATTAAAATTTTCTATATTTTCGCGGATCCGGAATAATTCTAAAATAGTATCTGCTACCATTATATCACGCTTATTAAAAAATATAGTATTCATATGCTGGTCATACCAATCTACCCATAAATTGGTAAAATCGCGTAATGATTCTTGGTGGTCATTTAATGATACTTCCGAATGAATATTTCTATTATTATCAATCTCAGTAGTATCAGTCCTCATTTTCATTTTCGCGTAATTAGCATTGTTCTGTATAATGAGGTAATTTTTTGCGACAATACTAAAATATGAAAATGCTTTACCTTTACCTTCTTGATATTTTCCAATTTTTTCTGTTAGAAATGCAACAACTTCTGCTTTAATATCCTCATACGGTACATCAAAATATGAAAATCGGAATGTATGATAAATATTCTCTACTAATTTATTGAAAGGATAATTAATATGTTCACGAAATACCTTATTTCGTTTACTTTGAGATGGTTCTTTATTATATGCAATAATTGCTTGATCTGTCATATATGTAAAATACATATTTTTAGTTGGTTTACGGCCGCGGCGCTTCTTAGGGCCATTTGCCTCGAAATCCGCATGTTCTGCAGCTAACCATTCATAAAACTTATCAACTGGTCCTAATTGTTCCATTAAAATCCTTTATTAAGTTCATCAACCATATCACGTAATTCTGAAAAGATAAATCCAGTTTCATCATCCGCTTCGAATGAACCCATTCTATCAATTTGTTTTAATTTAGATTGAGATTCATTCATTCTAGATTTTAATGTTGTAAAAAATTGATAATATTCCATATTAGAATTTTCTAGTTCTTCTATATACGATTCCAAAGCTTCTTGTTTACGCATTTGGTTAAAATTAATTAACAAAGAAATAAATAGTATTATTGATAATAGTATAATTGTAACCATATTAATCTCCGAATAAGTCATTAAACATTTTATTAGCGTTAATTTGAGTCTGAGGACTTGCTATTTTCTTTTTAGGAGCTTGGCTAGTAATAGGTTTATTATTATTCCAACGCTCGTATTCAATACGGGCGGCCATCGCATCTGCCTGATGCATTACATATCCTAAATTAGTTTTAAGCTTTGCATCCGCAGATCTAGAAATGAAATAAGGTTTATTAGAATCATCATATAACCCATCTGTTAATTTTATTCCTAACATTTCATTCCATGAAATTTTTATTTCATAATGCTGTAATAGCCATATAGATAAATCATTAACTAATGTAAATGGGTTATTAGGGTTAATCTTATATTCTTTGCCTTGATTTTTTCTATGCCATTCTGAATCATTTCTTTGATATACTTCATTACCATCTCCCGGAAATCCCATTTTACCGATATCATGGTTTAATGCGGTAAACATAAGCTCTTCATACGTATACCCTGACATGTCAGCATGCATATCAGTCCATAATTTATAAACTTTTTTAGCACAATCAATTACACGTAAAACGTGTTCGACATATCCACCCGGAAACGCGTTATGATAATGGTTAAATGAGGAAGCTGGTGCTAGCGCCATCCTATCTTCTAAATCAGTATACATAGATAATAATTTAGTTTTACGGTCACCTGTAAATTCTGTTTTGATGATGTTTAATAACTCATCCCAATTTCCTGCAATCTGGTCAGCTGTTAATTTCATATTATTATATCAATTACATTATATTCTTTTAATTGTTCCGCGGTTAAATATAAATCAGACTTCATATTTTCTTTCCACCAAGTTTGATCTTTATTCGTTTTATCTGCTAAGATATCATATATAGATTTTTCTAAATTCTTTACATTGTCTAGATATGCGGATATATCACTCATCTTACCGCCTAAGAAACTTGATGATTGATGAAACATTACAGTGGATCGTTTACTCATCATCCGGTTTCCAGTACCACATGCTAATATAATTGCTGCAGCTGAAAAAGCCCTTCCTCTACATATGGTATTCACTTTAACTTCTAAAGATTCAATATAATCAATAATACCTAACATTTCATGTACATCACCACCTGGTGAATTGATCATTAAATTGACAGGTGCTTGTTTATCAACTCGATTCTGTAATAAACTTCTCATCCGGATAATTAGATCTGTTAATGTGGTATCATTTATTTCATCGTTAAGAAATATTATTGAATCATTATAATCAACTAATGTTGCTAATTGATTATGTAAGGCTTCATATAATGAGCCATTCTCTTTCAATTCTTCTTGTTCCACCGGTTGTGGAGCGTTTTCATCGTATATACTCATTTAGTACCTTTTATTAATTTATTAAATATAAAGAAATTTTTTCATAGATCAAAAGATTATTAAATCTTTTTCAATTGACGTTCTAATCGTTTCAATTGTGATTGACCCGATTTAATATCTTTTTTGAAACGAGCCTTCTTAAGAGTACCTCTAACCATATTCATTTGTTGTAATATAGATTGTCTTAAATCTTCTTTCTCACTTTTAGATAATTTACGTTTAGCTTGTTTAGGTTCGATTTTTGTGACGGGTCTAGAACCTTTTAACTTTTTCTGCTCTACACCTTTATGAAAAACATTACCAGATTGGTCTACAAACTCTTTCATGAACTGCCACCCACGCGGTCTCCCTTTAGAAACATAACCCTTTCTCATCTCCGGGGGTGGTACAGTTTTACATGTACATGATGAGCATAATACTGCAGTCGTTCCTTCTGCTACCTTTGACCAGCGATTACATCTACCAGAGTTTTTTAAATGCTCCCATGCAAAATACGATTCATCTGCAATACTATTCCTACAGACCATTTCGCGTTGACCTTCACGTGTACGTGTTTTAAATTGATGTGTAACTTTTTTCTTTTTTGCCATAACTAATTTTAATTAATACCAATATCCATTACCACGGTCCTTTGTAGCCTGCGGTTGTTTAGGTTTTTCCTCATATATATCTTTTTCTATATGTTCTTCATTTTTAGATTGCAATATTGCTTGACTTTCTTCTATACGATTTTTAAGTTCTAAAAACGATTTAGATTTACCAGATCGCATTTTATCAATCTTTTCAGTTAAAGATTTGTCATCACTCACTGAATACGATTTATTCCATTCGGCGCCAATTGGCAAACTACATTCCGCGTCGTTACTCTCTTTATGTACTTTTGGAGTATTAGTACGTATTTGACTAAACGCAAAATTTGCTGCTACAACTAATGAAATGGCTAAAGGATCGAATACAAATACAATTAGTAACAAAAACCAATTAATAATTTTATCCATTTCTACTTGCAGCAATTTAGATAAATACTTTAAAGGACCTAATTCACGTGCCGTTTCATTTCCTATCTGTTGATTTAATATTTCCATATCTAATTTAGTAATAGAATCTGTAACTGTGTTAAGAGTTGCCTTTGCTTCATTCAATTGACTTTCTAATAAACGTCGTTGCCTAGATGATGTGGTAGTAACTAATTGTCCAGTCTCTTTATCAACATATTGTATAGTAGTAGGACTGCTTAATGCATTCGTCCATGTCATTATAGATTGATTAATATCACTACGCTGTTCTTCGAATCTACTACGTTTTTGGTCGATAATTGAAATTTGTTTATCAATAAATTCAGACTGGTTTGCAGTTTCTTGATAAGCTCCGGATAGATATCCATATATCCCTCCGGATGTTATCAACATTAATATAAGAACGGATATAGAAAGATACATTCGTAATGCTTTATTAATAGTATCCCAATATTGATATAGCAAAGATGCAACTACTAGTTTTGCAAATTCTAACGAACTGGCCATTATAATTACCTGCATACTAGCGCCGGCAAACAATTTACTCAAACCGAACACAGAATAAAATGCTGCAGAGCTAGAAACTGCTAAAGCAGCTATAGCTATAACAATTGGAAGTAGTTTACGTTTCATGGCTAACTAGCCGTTACACGATCTGTCACAAACTTTAATTTTTGCCGAAGTATTCTAAATCGATTCTTCGCCTCAACAGGATCAATTGGTAAACCACGTTCAACAGCTTGATTAAGTATCATAATCATATTATCTGCTTCATCTAAACGTCTTAACACATTTTCTCTATCTTTCATAGTAAAACTTTTTTATTATTATATTGATAAATATTACGATATTGTAAAACTGCCAATTCTTTGGCCTTAGCTTCTACTACTATATCTAAGTCCATATCATACGTACGTATTTCATCTTTGATATAATTGGAATGGGCTTGCATACGTATCTTATCGATATCATGTTTTTGCTGGGCAAATGTAGGCCATTCATTGACATCAGTTAATGGAATATTTTGTTTAGCCATCTTAGCTTCAAATAGACGTTGGAACTCATGCCGTCGGCATTCGCTATAATGAGTACATTGTCTCACGTCATCAGGCCATGTCTCGGCTGCCATCTGTAATGCTTCATATTCACTAAGGCCTGCAGGATGAAATGTATGGTGATGATAATCAAATGTAATAGGAATACCAGTTTCTCTATGGAACAAGTCATATAATTGTCGTACGCTATACATAGAAGCCTTATCATCGTTCTCAACAACTAACCGAGCTCTACATGCATCAGATAAGCGGTAATAATTCTTAATCCATCTACGAGCAGTCGTTTCATGATCACCATATGCGCCGCCGATATGAATATTAATCTTGTTTTCATACGATGGATCGTAGCCCATAAGATCCCATAACTCAGAATGGCGCTCGAGGCCGATAATAGTCTTATCAACAACATGTTCATGAGGCGAACCTAATACATGAAATGGGCCGGGATGAGTAGTTAGTCGGTGCCCATGCTCACGAGCATAGTTACCACATTCTAACAGTTTGGCAGATAACTCATCATATTGAGGTAATTCATGTAATTCGAATTGATCATGCCATGGCACTAATTCAGAACCTACACGAAACAATTTAATGTTATGCTCTTCATTCCATTTTAGATAATGTAACAAGTCGGTAGCATTTAACAATGCACGTTCACCTAACAATGACAAGTCACGATTAGGATACCAACTAGCCTTTCTAGCCGTACGAGAAGTTGTAACTCTACCACCTAACTTTTTCGGCCTCTCAGTTAACGTCATGTTAACACAGGCATAACCTAGTCTTACGTTTTCATTCATATTTTAAATATAAGTAAAATTTTTCAAATAAACAAATAATTTATTAGCAAGTTCTTCCATTTTCAAAGACATGTTTAACGGTTGGAAATCTTAAAGAGATGCCACCCTGCTGATTCTTAGTCTCTTCAAAATACTGTACGGTAATTGTTTTACCGATTAACTCGGAAGGATTTTTTTGGTAACGAATTCGTTGTTCTTGATTCCAACCAGACCCAACTGCTACTTTATAACCTTTATGTTCAATCCATACCTGAGCTAACATTGGCATCACGACTTCTTTACCTTCTCGGATGACGCGATGGTCTTCAAAATCTAAATCTACAACTTGGTATTCTGCATCAAAAAACTTTTTAACTTTCAATAAGTTTTGAGTCCTCTTACCTTCATATCCAACATTTTTTCTTACCATAAGACCTTCATGTCCTAACTCTTCTGCCGCTGTGCTTAATTTTGCAAAATGCTCATCATTAGTAACTACCACTTGGTTTAATACACTTAAATATATAGAATTTTCTATATATGAAGCAATCTTCGCAAATCTACCCAACCTACCAGTTAACACCATTTCACTTGTTTTAGAATCAAATTCTGATAAGGTCAAATAATCAAACATTACATATCGAGGATTGTCTATAGTATGATTCTTTCTTTTAATTTGTTTCATGATACCTGGAAAATCTTCGTCTCCATTTTTATCCATTAAACAAATCTCGCCATCGAATACAACACCGCGGAGCCCCAATTGTTTAACAGCTTCTCGCACAACATCCAATGTTTCAAACTCATTACCTTGGCGTGAATAACATTTAACATTGCCTTGTATATCAACAATTGTTAAACAACGAACGCCATCTAACTTGCGAGATGCTAACCATACATCATTCCAATCAGCTCGTTTAGGATCAAACTTATTAGCTAAGGCAACATCAAAGGTTGGAATTAAATTTGGTATAACTTTATTAATAACCGAATCAGATGCACGCAATTCCAAATTACGATTGATAATTGAAAAGATTAGATCTTCAAATTGTCTATTTTCATATACAAATCTATTCACATTTGCAATTGCATTATGGCCGGTACATACACGATTATCCAAATCATCTAATAAAAAGAATATATTACCATATGTATTAGGATGGCCTAATAACTCCGAATTCTTCTTACAATTGACAGGAGTAACATAATACTTCTTAAAGGGGTCGTAGGCGTATTTTAAAGCCTCTGTAATGAACTTATCGTTCTTGATAGTACCAATAATAACCTTTTTCTCATTAAGAGAAGAAGTGGCCTTCATTTGGTCTACAAAATCTTGTAATCGTTGTAAATCTTTATGCATATCTCGAATATTTATCTATAATTCTATAACTTACTTTTGAGCCGCAATCATCATCCCAATCATCCATCCAAAGTTCTAATTTAAAATTCACTTTATCAAGTAACTCTTGAATCTGATCAAATTGTTCTTCGTGAAGCGATGCCCAATAGCCAAATCTTAATACTAAAAATGATTCTACGTGTCTAGACACTTTACCATCTTCAGAACTACCAACACAAGGATTGGTAACTTCTCTAACAACTGCATCGGTATAAACTTCTACATCATCTGTATTAACAATTTCTCGAATCTTTACTAATTGGTTTAAATCTAATCTTGACATATCTCTTTTTTAATTAATTATCTACTATATAAAAATAAGAAATAGTTCTCGAGCTACCAAATCTTTTGGCAGCTTTTTTTAAAAAAGTTTCTTAATATAGACTTAATAATTAATTAATAAAGTTTATAGAAAAAATTGCTATATTATAATATGAAAAGAAAGATAGAAATATCGAAGTTTTTATATGTAACTATTTTAACTGTAGTTTACATAATGGCTATAATATAATAGCCTCATCTATAACTTCACAACAATAGAACATCCCATCCTTGCGTAGAATTACATCTACACCAAGCCAGGCACGTAATACGTCAACATTAAACTCAGATTTCAATTGATGTTGCTTGAAAATGCGTTTAACTAAAAACTTTTGATTGTTATGATCTATAAATTGATAATTCATCACTGCGGGTTGTAATGTTTACTTGATTGTAACTGTTTTAGGCTTTGCCTCTTCTGTTAAAGGTGCAAATAAATGAAGTAATCCATTTTGTAATTTAGCTTCTAGTTTTGATAAATCAAAACGGCGGCTAATTCTCCATCCAAAATTGAATGCACGTTTTGCAATATTTCTTTGAATGTATTCAGCTGATTCTTGAGTACGATCTTTTTTATACTCAACTCTTAAGATATCTCCTTCAATAGTTAACTCAATATCTTTTTTAGTTAAACCGACACATGCAATGTCAATATTAAGACCGTTATCGGCTTCGTAAATATCTACTGGATGGTTGACTCTGATTTGGTTAAACGGAGCATATTCTTCCTCCGCTTTGAAAAAATCCTTGAAAAGGATGTCGAATGGCGATGTGCCAAATGGTGTTAAATTTCCCATAATAAATCTCCTTAGATGATTAAATATTTAATAAATAATTTGATAACTATACAACCCGCAGTGATGTTAATTATCATATATAAATATAGTTAACTTAATGAAATTGGATTTGCCCGGCCTATGACTTTGAAAGCCTTAAAGTACCGGTACATATCCATTTCTGTTTTCTTCTTTTTTAATGGCGTTAATATTACACCATCGTAAAATAATTTAGTGACAAATTTACGAATCGATTTTAAACTTTCTGAATTTAATTGCACTTCACCATCTAATGTTGTAACACATAACCGATATCCATTAGATATAAAATCTTGAGATGATACAATTGATAATGGTGTATGGCTCACAACTTCCTCGGTAATTTTCTCCATCTGTTTTAATATAGCGGATTGAGTACCGAATTCTAAAGCATCTGATAAAAATTCAATTTTATTACTAGCATTGAATGTTACAAAAATATCAAATGCATCTTCATCAATATTTAATTCTGATAAATTCATTGGTTACCGAACATTAATCCTTTGTTTGACGCGTTCTTAGTTTCTTGGATTATATCAACTTCAAATTGTTGGTCAAACTGTTCCGGTGTTAAACGTTTCATACCTATAAAATATGCACGCGCTTCTGCTAAACTACGCATACTAATAGATGAAATATAACCTTTATTTTCATTTGAAAATTTGGTATATAATGCAAACTTAGTCATACATGATCCTTTAAAATAAATATCAAAGTTTACTTATTCATTAACCCTAATCGGTATTTTGCTTCAACCGTTCTTTTAGCTTCCTGTAATGTAGACATTATTGCATCAATCTCTTGATATGTCACTTTAAAAGACTTGCCACCAATTTCTAATTCACCAACGACTGGCTTTTCTGGTACCTTTGAAAATAATTCCCCGGAAATTTTTTCACTAACGTTAAAGTCAATTGTATTATACAATTTACCCATTCTTTTACTACGTTTTTTATCATACGCATACGCATTATTTACTCTTCCCATAATATAGATTTTTATTTATAAATTACTAATATGAATAATTCTTTTGAAAATGAATGATCTAACGCAACATTTCCAAATTCTTTTTGTGCCCAATTTAATATATCACCTGGATTACGATTAATTAATCCATCATCCGTTTTTAATATATCCGATGTTAATAACGATATTATACCTTTTTCGGCATGCTTAAGCATGGCATGTAATGTCTTTTTTAAATATTCTTCATCAGAAGATTTAATATCAGCATCATATCTTAAATTCGATGATCCAATATTAATACACCAATCACGTTTCATATCATCAGGCAAAGAAAACCAATCACTTTGTATTAAATTTACTCGATTTTCATATACTTCTATACCTGCATTTATCAAATGTGGATTCATATCCACGCCGGTGTAATCTAATTCATATGAATATTCTGATGCATGAAATAATTTAAAATCACCTCTAGCACATCCAAAGTCTAATATACTATCACCCTCTGGAAAATAACTTGCTATAGCTCGGTATGCATTCCATTGCAATTCTCTATTCGCATATCCAACCGCCTCAGGCGCATATTGTAAATAATCATCCTCAACTACTTCTTCATCTTCCACTAATGCAGTTAATTCATCAGAAGGGGCCCAGTCTTCTAATACACCAGTCCGTTCATCTGGCCATTCTTTCCCTCGAGGTATCACTTTATCTGACATAAATATTTTTTTTAATTTATTTAACACGTCTTCCATTCCGTTTTCGTCGATTAATTCTAGCTAACTTATTTTCAACAGCACTCAGGTCCATACGAGATGGATGAGCTCGGTTAAAATTTTGAGTTAACTTACACGCTAATGACGCATATTCCCATGCCCGATCTTCACAATGTGTATCTGGCATATAAAACTCTTCTGCTAACACTTGGTCATTATTAATTATACATAATCCATTTGCAGACGATTCTACATATGCATTAGGAAATTGTTTAAGTACTCGTTTTTTAAACTTGTTCATATTAAAACGATCTAGGTCCTTGAGTTGGAAATATCAAATCATTATGCTTTTCAAATTGGTGCATGCCGCCGCCATTTTCTCCATCAAAATATAAAGGATATCCTTTTGGAAAATTTGCACGCGTATGTCCTACATTTTCTTTTGCAAATAAATTTGTTTCTGAATCACTACCTATCCATGCTGCAGTTAGCTTGGAATCTATTAATGGATATTCCGTACGTCTATTACGTTGTCTGGTAGTTAAATTAGATTCTACTTGGACTAATATATATCCAGATCCTTTCTCTGACCTGATATCATATCCAATTACTGTTTTTTTATGGCGTCTAACATTTGTAATAACACCAATTTCATTTACGTTATTGTATCGGAATACAATTCTGTCATTAATTTCATATTCAACCATCTCCTATAATTTTTTAGTTGTACCAATTACTTTACAAATCTTAGACGCTGAAACCGACTTTACTTCAAATTCAGTACCACTGTCTTTAAAATCTTCATGGACTAACTGTTCTGCATGTCCAACTGATACTGCATTAATTAAATAGGATTCTGTTAGCCACTTAACACCTTTTGGTGTATCGGTTGCAATTTTTACTCGAGATACATAATATGCCATCTTCTCTTTCTTTTAAATTAATAATACTTAAATATAACTATTCTTTTTCATACTACCAAATCTTTTTCTAGAAATGTTTAAATAAAAGTAAGGCCCCGAAGGACCTTACTTAAACTTATAAAATAAAAACTATTTCTTCGTAAAGAATGATACTAACAGTACCAATACTACTATACCAACAAAGCCAGCTTGCCCGATTTGGGAAATTAGGTTTGCAAGGTTAGTCACGACATCGATACCAAATACGGTACCACCAGTTAGTACATACCAAAGAATCGATACTGGAATAATTGCTGTAAAAATAGTCAATAGTCCTGCAAAGAAATTGGTAATAAACTTAATTACTGAATCCATAATCTTGTCCTTTTTCTTTTTTTGTTTTGTGGCAATATGGCCATTGGTCATTACGTAATTGACCGTATGTATACATACACTCTTAATTTGAATGTTTAATAATATAGTAAATAAATTTCAGAAAACCTAAATAAATGTTATTTTTGTTTAGGGATTGGAATGGATCTTCGTCCACCTTGGCTGCGTAATTGTTCAAGCTGTTCTGCTATCTCACGCTCTGCTTTTAATTGCTGTTGAAGCACGCCATTTGGTTCTAACACGCCTTCTAACGATTTAAATTTATCATATGAATTATCACCACCGGTAGATGCATCCTTAGCTGTTTTTAATGCGCCTTGCAATCGGCGTACAATTTCTTGTCGTAGAGCAGATCTTGTCATTGAACCAAAGCCTATAATATGCACTTCAGGATCTACAGGATCAAAATCAGATGGATCTAATAATCCGCCGTATTGATAATCACGTTCTGAAATTAGAGAAGATACTTCTTCTTTAATTATTGTCTTTAATTTATTTTTTAAATCTGTCTTTTTCATTTAATTCCAAAATATTAATTTAGCAAGGACGCCAATCATGGCAACCCATACGGACCATAACGCGCCACCTGCTAATTTTCTAAACTCGGTATTTCGATTAACTCTAGCAATTGCACCTCTATCTGGATCCAATAATGTTCTTTTGATCATTGATATATCATTTGCCATTTTTAATTGCGCAGATTTCATATGATCTAAATCTTGTTTTAGTAATTGAATATCTTTATGCAGATCTGCGTTAGTTAACCGAGTAGCCATTGTTTAAGACCTTTTTGACTCGGCTACCGATGCTTTACGATATTCCGTTACTAATTTTTTTAACTCTCCTACAGCCTTCCTTGCACGCGTTGCCGCGGCCTTATTACCTTTTTCGGTAAATTTAGAGTGGTTATCATGGAACTCGGTCCATAATGTTTCCATTTGTGTAAATAATTCATTTGATGCCATAACATAATCCTTTTTAATAAATATACAGTTAATGATTAAAATTAGAATACTATATCTTCATGCTCTTCGAGTATTTTGAACTCCTTCTTTAACTCATGTTCTAGTTGTTCATCATCAATAACATCTAATGATTGGAATACTAAATCACCGTCTAAAAAGACTTCGCCGATCAAGGTATCATCGTCAATGAAAAATTCTATTTCATCTCCTATAAATACTTCACCTGTTGATATGTTCTCTAATGTAATCATTTAAAATAAATATCTAATCTTTTAACTTTTCGCGTAATCGATTAATATGTTTACAATCTTTATATGGCCGGAATTGCCACGCCGGGCAGGAACAGCTATATGATCCATTTTGTCGTTCAATATCATAATATGATAACATGTTCGTCTTCTTATTACGAGATCCCATTTCTCTATACTTTGTTATCATAACTTATACCAAATTCAGTTAATAACTGAGTTAATAAAATATTTTGACGTAATAATTCTACTGGGCCATATAATTGTAAAATAATTTCATCAATTGATGCATCGCCGGGTATATCACTACTATACATTAACAGTTTCTTTAAAAAATGTTGCATATACTTTAACACCTCTAACCGTACATATTAACTCATTAGTAAATGTATCAACAGGTCCTTTCTTTTCTGTTGATATACGGTACTTAGGATTTTTACTGTTTAATTTTGTTTTCTTGGGCATAATTACGTTTATTAGTTTGTTTTAATTGTTCTTGTTCCATTAATATTAGTATCGAGTTTACACTTTCTACAAACTCGACATCCTTCTTAGCAGTATTATCTATACGATACAATACCTTCTTTATAATCTTAGTATCTATCTTCATATTATTCTACTTTAGATATTTTAGATAATACACCACACATATGATATCGGTTATCTAGCCAATTACCAAATATATAAACTTTATCAGATTCATAATCTACACATATCTTATGAGTGTCACCTTCTGTTATATAACAATCGCCTAATGTCGCGTCATCATAAAACACCCACCATATCTTACTAAAGACTTCTGGCTTGGTTTCTAATATAATATATTCTCTATGTATTACAAATTTACTTTTTTCCCATTTGGTATCTACTTTAAGATATTCTTGTTTATTTTGATTCCATTTAAATGTTTCAAATAAATGAGATTGCCAAACTTGTTGCGCCCATGTCGATGTACATGTTAACAATATTATTACTAATAATTTAATTTTCATATTAAAATGGTATCATTGTTAAACCTATTAAATTAAATAAGTACTCTAGTATTGTGAATATAACAGCTCCACCAACTATCTGATAAGCCCAATACTTCCAGCCAGTTAAGCTTTGCTCAAACCTTTTAACTCTAGAATTCATAGCCTTATCTCTAAGACCAGACTTCACAAAGATCTTCTCAGCCCAGTAACCTGGATCGAATAAATCTTTAAACTTCTTTAGTAATAATAAAAACTTTTTCATATACTCTTTTTTGCTGTAGGAGAAGGATTCGAACCTCCACGTAGTAGTTAGCTTTAAGACAATGTTGCAACTTGGTGGTCAACCCCGTTTATCCTAAGTTTATCCTATACTCTACACCCCCGAGACAGGAGGGCATGTCTGCCAATTTCATCACCCTACATTATTAATTATACTTTACCAAATTTATCATGCATCGCACCACCATAAAAGTTAGAACGACGCATTAATTTTTC